CAAATGGTGTCAGAGTGCTTTTAAGGTCATCTCAAGACCACCTGTCCTCCCCTACAGGCACCTATCGAAAACTGAGATGCAGTCAGTTTCCGCTACTGAATTAGCAGGAATTTCGCTAATTTCAGATCCATAATCTACATTATATACAAGTTCTAAAACAGGATCTACAACTATATCGCCTAACCTAAGATTCAAAATACAATTAATAAGAGAGTACCATTGATACTCTTCAGTACCATATCGCTCGTTTAACTGCTGATAACTTATTATATACTCGCGCGGTTCTTTTTGAAGCCCCGCACGAATTCGAATAGCATCAACCAATGGAGATGGGGGTTCATTCACCAAAGATTCTGCCTTCATAAGTATTAGACGATCCATTTGTTGCGCTAAACTCATTGTCCGAAAAACACAATTAGGGACACCTAAGAGTTCTGCGTTTGGAACACCATCTACGCTCCCAAAAGAACGAAGGATGGCACCATAACATAACCAAGAATGTCTAGTGATAGGACAAAAAGCTCGCTTCAAAAACGTGCCGCGGTTGAAAGTTGGGCGCTGGTCAACAGTCATAACCCAACCACCAAGATCGGCGGCAGTTCTGATCAAATTACTACTCATTCTGGTTTGTGGATCCTGACAAAGGTCAAACAACTTGGAGAAAAAACCTATCTCAGCAATGTTGTTAAACCCAGTAGTCCCATTATTACCAGAATACATAAATCCTTCTGTGGGTTGCAACTCAACAAACTCGCTTCGCTTATCTGGATTTCGCAACAAAGTTGGGAATCCGCACTGTCGAATAATACCAACAGCGCGTTCCAAAAGACCCAAATGTTTCGATAGATAAGCATAAGACGTAAAAATTGCAAAACCATTAGTTGCATCACAAGAAGAGAAATCGGTTTCATAAATCTGGATCCCCGTGGAGTTTTTATAAATTATAAAACCATCATCACTGAAGAAAACCAATTTACATACATTTCTGGGAAGGTTGAGAAGTGAAGAATACATATTGTCACATTTCACCGGTTCCTGACAATCACAGAACTCGAGGTAAAAGTCACATTTTTCACCATCCAACCAACCTTGACCGACATATATCTCCTGTTGCATGACATACTTAATTAATGGACAAACCACATGATCGTACAAAGTCAACCACTGTCCAGAGGCGTACAACCGGCCAGCTTTGTTGACTTTCCCAAATTCCCATTTAAACTTAGACTCAATATTACCAACATTAGACACAATGTTAGAAAGAGTCTGAGGATTCTGCACATATGATGTGTATAAAAGACGTTTGGGATGAGGTAACGTTACTAACCGACTCAAAATATAATAAGAGTCAAAAAATAAATACAGTGGGGAGTATACTGTATGAATAACCTCATCCCAAATAGACCCAAGGGAATCTG